CTGCAGCCACTAGCCATCCATTTAGATTCTCAACAACCTCAGACGGCACACACAATAGTGGCAGTGAATACACTACAGGAGTAGTTAAAGACGATTCAGCCTACACAACAACTATAACTGTAGCTAAAGGTGCACCTAACCTTTATTATTATTGTGCTGTTCACTCTGGTATGGGTGGGGCTATTACAACCTTAGCTACTTCAGTTAGTGCTACAAATAACTTAGGAACTATCTCTAACATTGAAACAGAGCAAGTTGTAACTGGTGTTGCTGGTACTGGAGCTGTTGCTGAAGTTGGTAGTAATTTAGGAATAAATATTCCTGAGACTAGTGTGATAGGTACTGGTGCTTTAGGTACAATATCTATTGAACTTGATAATCCTACATGGGGTGTAGGCACATGGGGTGGTGGTGCTTGGGGACAAAGCTTAACTACTGTAGATGTAAGTGTAACAGGTGTTGAAGCTACTGGTAATATAGGTACAGAAGTTCCACAAGTTGAAATATCTGAATCTGGTGTTGTTGGTACAGGAGCAACAGGTAGCGAATCTATTAATATTAGTACAACTTCATGGGGCGATGAAACATGGGGTGAGGATAATTGGGGACAGTAAATGAATTATACATCATTAGTTACAAATATACAAAACTTTTTAGAAGACGATAGTTCTGAATTATCAACTTCTATACCAACTATAATAACTCAAGCCGAAAGGATAATATATCAAAGATTGCCTAACTTACCTTGTTATAGAAATATAGATACTGGCACACTTACAGCTGGCACCACAGATTACACTATATCTACAGCCAGAATGATTCGTAATGTTTCTATTGTAGTAAGCAATGAAAGAGTGTTTTTAAACCATCGTGTTGATTCTTATATGCATGATTATTGGAAAAATTCATCAACTCAAGCCCAGCCAGAAATGTACTCAACAAAACAAGCAACAACATCTGGTGTAATTATTACACTTGCCCCAACACCAAATTCAAACTATAATTATTTTGTTGATTATATTAAACCAGAAACAGGTTTATCAACAGGAAACGCAAACAATTGGGTTGGTGATAATTTGGAAAATGTTTTGTTAAGTGCTTGTTTATATGAAGCTAGTGCTTTTTTGAAGGCACCAGAAACTTTAACTACATATAAAGCTCAATTTGACGAAGCAGTAACTTTAGCAACAGCAGAAATGCAAAGAACTTATCAAGCAGAATATGACGGAGGAATATAAAACATGGCAATATCTCAAGCAATGTGCACCAGCTTTAAAGCTGAAATATTAGACGAACAACACGATTTAGTAGCAGACACTATTAAAGTAGCCTTGTTTACTAGCAGTGCTAGTTTAGGAGCAGGAACAACAGCTTACTCAACTAGCAATGAAATATCAGGCACTGGTTATACTGCTGGTGGTGAAGCTTTAAGTAATAAAGTAGTAACCACAACAGGAACAACTGCATACTTTGACTCAGACGACCCAACATGGTCAGGAGCAAGTTTTACAGCTAGAGGTGCATTAATATATAATGACACTAATGGTGATAAGGCTATAGCAGTTTTAGACTTTGGTGGTGATTTTACAGTAAGTGGTGGTACATTTAAAATAGTGTTCCCAGCAGCAGGAGCCAACGCAATTATAAGGATAGATTAATATGGCAAGTTCATACTCAACAAATTTTAAAATTGAAAAAATGGCCACAGGCGACCAGTCTGGTGCTTGGGGTACAACTACTAATTTTAACTTTGATATACTAGATAGGATTGCAGCATATAAATCTGTAGCCTTATCAGATGCATCAACAGCAACCTTAACAGTTGCAGCATCCTCACCTAGTAGTGGCTCAAGCAATGTTCAAGACGGAATGTACAGAGTGATAAAATTTACAGGATCATTAAGTCAGGCTTGTACAATTACAATAGCCCCAGCAACCACAACAGCTTATTTTATGATAGAAAATGGGACTAGTGGTAGTCAAAACATTATAATGAAGCAAGGCTCAGGAGCAGCAACAGTCACTATTGCTCCAGCAAAAACAGACATAATATATTGCGATGCTAGTGATGAAGTTATATCAGTAGGAACTAAAATAGGAGTTTCTGTAGCTTTAGATGATATTGGTACTGGTGATGCAGCATCAACTTTAGCAACTTCTGCAGGTAACATAACTATTGATGCTCAAGGTAATGACACAGACATAATATTTAAAGGCACTGATAATACTGCCGACATTACTATGTTAACTTTAGATGGTAGTGATGCAGGAACAGCAACTTTTAATCACGATGTTAAATTAAATACAGACAGTTCTGTATTAGGTTTTGGAGCTGATAACGATACAACTCTTACTCATACTGATGGTACTGGTTTAACTTTAAATGGTGCTAATAAATTAACTTTTAGAGATGCAGGGCTAACTATTGGATCTAATGCAGATGGTGATTTAGACATTGTGTCTGATGGTACTGCTGTAGATAGCATTAACATTGAATCTGCAGGTGGTATAACTTTAGATGCAGGTACTGCTGGTAGTGGTATTATTTACGAAGATGACGGCACTGAAATGGCTAGAGTACATAACAGTTCTAGCGATGTAATAATTGAAACTAAGGTATCAGATAAAGATTTATTAATAAAAGGTAATGATGGTGGTTCTACTGTTACACCTGCAACATTTGATATGTCGGCTAAGGGTAAACTAATTATGGGTGCAGGAGCAGCAGGTAGTACACAAACTGCAAACGCAACTGGCTCTACAGTTTTAGATTTTGATACATATTCTAACTTTGTATTAACTTTTACTGGTAATGTAACTTTAGCTAATCCTAGTACAGAATCAGTTGGTCAGTCTGGTGTAATAATGATTATACAAGATGGTACTGGTAGTAGAACTTTAAGCCTTGGAACAGATTATGAAACAGCAGGAGCAGCAGGATTAACCATAAGTACAGCAGCAAGTTCCGTAGACATTGTTCCTTACTTTGTTCAATCAGCAGATAATATATTGCTTGGTGCACCTCAACTTGCATTTGCATAGGAGACATATCTAATGCCAATTAAAGGTGAATTTTTTCAAAAACCAGCAGGTGGTGGTGCTAGTTTTTATGACCATCAGATAGCACAGAGCTGTAGATTTGATAGAGGAAGTAGTTCAGTAATAAGCCGTACTAATAGTTCACCATCTAATCAAAAAAAATGGACATTAAGTTTTTGGTTAAAATTTACAGAAGCTACTAATACAACTGCTAGTCAATGTCAAATGGTAGTATCAGGTACTAGTGGTAGTCAGTATTTTTTTACAACTTTTCGTAATAATGAGTTTAAAAGAGAATTAACAGGTACTGGTTATTTAACTAGTTCTGCTTTATTTAGAGATCCTAATGCGTGGAATCATTTTATTTATAGAGTAGATACTACGCAATCAACAGCATCAGATAGAGAAAGACTATATTTAAATGGAAATATAGTAGCTTGGGGTACTACACAAGGTCCTAACTATATTGCTCAAAATAATGATTATGGATTTGTAACACAAAATAGTGTTGCTATTGCATTTGGTGGTATATCAGGAGTAGGGCATGGCACAGTAGGAACTTCTCATTATCTAGCAGAATTTATATTAACAGATGGACAATCATATGCACCTACACAGTTTGGTGAAAGTAAAAATGGTGTGTGGATTCCTAAAGACCCTGATGGTACAACCTTTGGTAATAATGGATTTCATCTTAAATTTGAAAATGCAAGTGATTTAGGAAATGATAGTTCTGGGAACAATAATGATTTTACAGCAGCAGGACTTGGTGCAGACCATCAAGTTCTTGATAGTCCAACATTTGGGAGTTAAATAGATATGGCAAGTAGTGGAAATTTTTGTACCTTAAATCCTTTAACAGAAAATGATGCATCTATGAATAATGGTACTTATAGTGTAGGTAATACTAAATATGTATCTAGTGGTGATGATGGTTTTGTTGCAAATATGAGAATGACTGCAAAATCTTATTGTGAAGTAAGAGTAGATGCTTTAAGTAACTATGGAGGAA